TATCAGTCAAACCTTTAACTGTATTTACTCTTGGTACGAAAAATAAATCAATATCTTTATTAGCTTCCAATAAATCGTGCATATTTGTAATCAAATATTCATTTGGAACCTCATCCGCATCTATTTGGAAGATGAATATACCATTTGCATGATTTTTTAAGTTATTTTTAAAAGATGCGAAATCTTTGTTAAGAGGAAAATTAATCACATTTACATTTGGATGTAATTGTTCAATAATTTTTAAGTAATCGATAACTTCCTTAGTAGCACCATCAGAATCATATTGAATTAAAATTTCATCAGATGATTGAACTCTTGGATGTAAAAAGTTGACTAAAGTAGTAATTTCTTTTATTTCATTACAAACTGTAATTGCATATGTTACATTAATATCCATAATATTGTTTTAGTACGTTTGGTTTTAGATAAAACTCAGTAGCGTATTGAATTCCACCAATAGAATATGTTCTATATGATGCACCCTTTGCTACCAATTCTTTATTATTTTTAATGTATGAATCATATACTCTATTACCACCCTCATCAAACGGAGTTGCTAACTCATATAATGCTATTTTTTTTCTCTCACTCTCTAATAATTCCTCGTCATCACCTTTTGATAACTTTCTAAACCAATTTAAAAATTTGACTGGTTCTATATTTGATAATTTAAGTGCTGATACTTTCTTTCTATAAACACCAGTTACGAATATTAGAGTTTCATCATCTCCCCTTAAATTGGTTCGTGCACCTTCTGAATATTTATATGTTGAAATTTTATAAATTCCATATGGGGTTATTTGTGATTTTGAAACCCTTTCACCCTTGTTCATCATTCCTTTGTATCTTAACGAATAGTTCATTATATTTTATTTAGTTTTGGAAGTTGCATTTTTTGTTTATTTAATTTAGGTAAATTAAATGGCTTTTGCTGTGGAATTGTTGGAATATATTTATCCAACATTCCTTCAAAAATTTCATCCATCTTAGCTAAACTAAAATTGCTTTCTATATTTTGTTTTAAACCAGCTGATTGTGATAAGTATGAATCATATTCGTTAAATACTTTATACATTTTGTTAGCTGCATCTGAATAATTTACAGTAAACCACTTTGCTTCTTTAAGTAGGAACTTATCTGCTGCACTTTCATGTACATTAGTTAGTTCACCTTCTAAAAAGACTGTATGTTCTTTGGGTAAGAAATCTACATGTCCACTCCAACCACTAACCATAATAGGCTTACCAGTTAATGCAAATTCTGCTAAAGGTCTACCATATCCTTCACCTTTTGTGAATGATACCATTGCGTTTACCTTTGAATGATTATATAGTTCACTCATTTCTGAATCATCTAAGTCACCATGTAGTAAATAAATCTTTGGTACATCTTCACCAAATATATCAATTATAGCTTCAATTTTATCTCTGGTGTTCTCCCTATCAATTACCGAAAATCCAGCATGCGATGTTTTTAAGATAAGACCTGGTCTTTTATCTTTAGGTAGATATTTGAAAACAGTAGCGAATGTTTTGATAACCATTCCCACATCTTTTCTATCTTGCCCTAAACTACCCTTCAACCAATGACCCACATATAGGAAGTTAAAATCAGTTTCCAATACATCACCTAAAATATCCACTTTAGAATCTGATGGTAAGTATCTTTCTAAATCAACACCTTCAAATAAAACCTCAACAGGCTTTGTAATTCTATATTCATTTACAATTTGACCTGTTTCTTTATTTTTTTCTTGATATGCGGTTTGTAACATTACATTTTGTGTGAATACTGATGGTACAATTATCAAATCCATTTTATTAGAACCATCTATGAATTCTTTAGGAATTATGGTAGTTTCCACACCTGCAGTAATACCAATATTATAAGTACCCTTTGGTTCAAATTCATTAGCAACAGACATCTGCATAAAGATATCAGGCTTTCTATCCAATTTGGTAATTATGTTTGGAAATACTTTTTTTCCAAATTCACTATCAGGTTTAATCTGATTTTGAGGTGTATTACCCCATCTAGTTGGTACGATTTTTATATCGTATTTATCCATCTTAAATAAGCTTCGTAAGATATCACGAGCGTGGTCACCATAACCACTTCGAGTAAATACTGGAGCTTGGTATACTAATAATGGTTTATTCATAACTTATTATCCTTTATATGCTTTAATTTTTTCTATTTTTCTAGTTTCCTTATTAAAATATAATACATCCATTACTTTGATAGTTTCTGATTCTGTATGTATTAGTATCTCGTTGTATGTACGATATTCAAACTGATTACATTCAACTAACTCAAATGTTAAATCACTTTCAAACATTTTCTTGTTCATATCTAATACATTTGTATCACCAAACCATTCACCATTCCAATCATATAATTCAATATTAGATGCATATTGTAGTGATAGTAAATTTAAATCTTTTTTATTTAGATTTTTAAAATATTCTCTCGAAAATATTGTGAAATTTATCATAATTAATTTAATTTAAAAAGTTCGAATCTTTTTCTTGGTTTCCAATTTTCAAAAGTACCTTCAATACCATCTACCATAGTACTACACATATTTTCAACACTCAATCCAATTTCATTAATGAATGTATTTCTACCAATTTCACCATTTTTAATTAGGGTTTCTTTTGGTGTATTGTACATTTCTTCCATAGCAGTTGCTACATCATACACATCAACTTTATCATCCCAAATATAAGGAGTTGGAACTGAACCTGCCATAGTTTGTGCTCTACTCCATACAGGTCTACACCATTCTCCCCAAGTTACTTTATCTTCCCAATCTCTCCATTTATGAAGTGAACCAATCTCTTTATAATCTTCAGCAGTTAGATATTCACCATCTAATTTAAATCCACATTGGTCTTGCAATCCACCAGTAACGTTTACAATGATTGGTGTTCCACTCATAACCGATTCTGCGGTTGTTAACCCAAATCCTTCATTACCAGCAATGTTGATTGTTACATCTCCAATGTTGTATAGGTAATTAAGTTCTTCGGTTGTTCTTCTCTTATCTGAGAATAGTACATTACAATTAGGTGCTAATGTTTTGTGAACTGTTGGTAAATCGGTACCATTGTTATCCACCGGTTGAGTGTGCATTAGTAATGCTACCTTTTCTGCTTTTTCTTTACCAATTCTATCACAAAATTCCTTAAATGCCATAATAACATCAGATGGTTGTTTTCTTCTGATATTTCTATTTGACCAAAAGAATATAAAATCATATTCTTTACCACCTAATATTTCAGAACGAAATTCCGATGGTACTTCAGTTGGATAGTATTCAGTAGATTTTATACCATGTGGCACATATGATACTTGCCAATCTTTGTGGGGTCTCCACGTTGGCTTATCAGTTCTACTCGTAAGACGAGAAACGATACCATAAGTTTGACGAGATATACAACCAATCCAATCACAACTTTCATAGAAGTTTCGATTATATAATGGGTCTGGTAAATCATCCCATATTGCATAGAATAAGATTGGAACATTTTGTCTTACCTCATGCTCCATATCATATAACCAAGTCCAATAACGTGGGTCAGTAAAATGTAAAATTGCATCTGGCTTTTCTGAATTCAGTAATTGTCTTAATAAACCAGCATCACCATAACCACTCCAAGGTAGTATTTTAACACTAGCATCAACTACACCAGTTTTCTTTTGTATATCTAACGATACATCAAGTATCTTTCCCTTTTCAGGATGATTAATAGCTGCTCCCACTTGGAACCAATCATATTTATCAACAGTACCCATAACCAATGCCTTAGACATTGTAGCGATACCACTCGCCATCCTCAAATCATCGGATAGTAATAGAATCTTCTTCTTTTTACTCATAACTTATTAATATAACCTTTTTTACCTTAAAATTGTGAACCGCTGATTTGTAGTTTTAAGTACTCATTCATTTCTTCTCTGAATTGCTCATCAGTCACATACCTTTCTACTGTTCTATTTACTAATTTTTGAAGTGTTACATCTGATTCAAACGATACTTGTTTAAAATTAGAATATACTCCTTTTATAATTTTTACAGTAGTTAATTTTGTCTCTACACTCATAATATATATATTATTGTTTCATATATATAAGTATATAGATATTTTATTTTACGATGATTTCTTATCACATAAACCACGTTTACCAAACTCACAGAATCTACAATTCTTTTGCCTATCACCTGGTTGTTTGGGATATTCACGTTCTATAAATTTTCCTTCACCATCAAATACATCATCTACAAAATTAATAAACTCATTATAAATCTTATTTACAGTTGGTTTACCATTTGCTGGAATATGCTTTGACATATAAGGAATTGGGAATGGTGCATCTTCATAAAGTTTTCTTCTCATAATCTGATATTCCACTTTTATTTTATCTAAAGGAATATTGAATAATTCAGAATAGTACTTCTTATAAAGAACGATTTGTGCATTTTTGAACTTATCAGCTTTAGCGTATTTGTTCCAACCCATTGTTGATGTTTTTAAATCAATAATAATGATTGAATTATCTGATAAATCTCTCATTACCACATCAATAAAACCTATAAAACTTACACCTTCTTTTACTTTTGCGTTTAGTGGAATTTCAATTCCTACTAATTCAAATCCACTCTTTGTATAGAACTTATCTAATTTCTTTTTGAACCACTCTAAGATTCTTCTACCATCACCATAGAACTCTTCTAATTCTAACTGAGAACAAATAGTTCCTTCGGATAACTTTTCAGTTTCCTTTGTGTATTCTTTTCGCATCCACTCCAATAAGAGTTTATCTGTATTAATCTCCATTGCCTGCTTTTTAGAAACCCCATACATTACCGAAAGGAAATGTTGGATTGTTTCGTGTATAGCCGTTCCAAAGATTGTATAAATATTAGCGGATGATTCTCCCAACCTATCGATGTATCTCAACTTATATTGTTGGGGACATGCTGAATATGTTGAATATTGTGAAAAACTTACTCTTGCCATAAATGTTTTATTTGTTATACAAATATACGAAAAAAGTTTGGGATTACCAAACTTTTATCAACTTTATTATATTTTAAATTTAGTATTATAAATCAATACTTAGTAATACCATATTCCCAACAGACTCCTCAACATAAATATTTGCAGTATTATCGGTCCAAGTTACCTTAGTTTGAAATGGTAGTTCGGCTTGTAATACAGGTTCTAATGTTGCTTTCATTACCATATCATCTGAGCTGTTTCTGATTATAGAAACCAACTCTTTTACTTTATCCGTATTTGACATAATTATATTTTTATTTTCAATTTTTTAATAATCTTAGGGTCAGTACCATAATCCTCAGATATCTGAAGGATACGTTCTTTACCACTTTTGGAGTTGTATAATATCTTTAAATAACTCTCAGCTTCTAACTTAGAAACTTCATAGTGATTAGCTACCAATTCTACTAACCAACCCTCATACTTATCAGCACCCTTTGGTTTCATATTCTTCATAAAATGTCTACCTTTAGGAAGTAAATCAATTAAACAAAGATACATTGCCTTTGGTGGTATTTCTTGAATATGTGGTTGTAATGTTGCTATGGTTTCTACCCACTCATATTTCATAGATAGAAAACGAAGTACCATATAGTTACTCCAAGTTTTCTTATCAGCATCTTCTAACGTATCCCAATATTTGGGATTCTGAACGTTGGTTATTTGTTTAATATGGTCGAATAATCCTGCAGCCATTATTGTTCTCCAGCTTTATTTTTATCCATTTGAATCAATGCTTTCAATTGTTCAGGCATTAACTCTTCACACACTTGTCCACAATTTGCACATAACATAACATCGATAGGAACTACTACATCTTGTGCTGTACCAGTTATTAACTTTGATATCTTACGAAATTTACCAGCAGTTACAAACACATCATCTCCACAATGTGCACATACGATTGGTTTTGATTTTCCTAAATCGATTTGAGGTTGTCCCGCTGATGTGGGTTGTTCACCTACTTTTGGTTTTTGTGGTTTACCACCATTCATTCCTATTACTTTTGTAGCAATTATATTAGATTTAATATTTGTATTAATGTTGCTGCTGTTGGTATTTCTTTATCAATTGATTGGAAATGAGTTCTCTGTCCTTCTGAAATAGCTATAATTACATTAGCCGTACCATTACTAGCATATTCATCCACTTTATCATATAACATAGTGTATAAATCAGTAAAATCGGTTACTCTACTATCTATAATAGCTTGTCTCATCTTAGTGTATTTGTTTCTCTTATCATCAGATGATTTTAAGATATCCAATACTTTCATTTTGTAATCATTCTCCAATAAGTTCTGAGTATCTACTTGTAATTTACCTTTATTAGAGTTTAATTGACAGGTATTGATAATCTTACGAATATCAGGATATCCAGCATCTATAATAGGAACTAAATCCTTTGGTTCAAATGTAATACCCTCAGCTCCCAAAATCTTTGAGATTTGAACTGCAACATCTTTTTTAGTTGGAGGTACTATTTGGAATGATTGACATCTACTTTGGATAGGGTCAATTACCTTTTCAACATAATTACAAGTTAAGATAAATCTACAATGTTGTGAAAATGTTTCCATTAAGTTACGAAGAATAGCTTGTGCATTTGGAGACATGTAATCAAACTCATCCAAAATAATAATCTTCCACTTTTTGAATCCCATTGAGGATGCAAAGTTCTTTACTTTATTACGAACTGTATCTACGTTATTCTCATCGGATGCGTTAATTACCATATAATCACAATCAACTGATTTTACGATTAATTTTGCTAATGTAGTTTTACCAGTACCCGCTTTACCATGTAATAGTAAGTGAGGTACATCACCACTTTCTAAGTAACCTTCAACTTTAGCTTTAAGATGTTCGTTACCTACATAATCTACCAATTTTATAGGTCTCCACTTCTCAACCCATAAACTATTATCTACTTGCTCTTCTATATTTTGTTCAAAAAATGCCATTTATTATTTTTTATTTATTATCTACCTACTTCACTTAATCGTTGAGCTTTAAAATCTTCCCAACTCACACCAAT